AGATTGACCTGATCGCGATCCTTCACGCCTGAGATCCAGTCGGCATAGGTGTTCAGAAACATCTCAGTGGTGTGACCGAGCTGCTTGGCCGCAAATGCGGGCTCGACCCCGGCCATGAGCATTTCAGATGCCCTGGTGTGCCGGCAGATGTAAGCCCGGCGATAAGTCATGCGGCATTGCTTTAGCGCTTTCTTCCAGGCTTTATTAAAATTGTCTGCATCGAGGCAGGGCCTGTCGAATTGGTTGCGGAACACATAGCCCCCGGCAAATCTTCTTGGGTGGTTGTGTAGGATTTTGTGGAGTCGCTGCGATATATACACTGACCGCACCTTGGATGTCTTGAGGTCTGTGATACGCCTACGCACCATTGCCCGGGTAAGCGTGATCGTATCGTTCGTGATGTCCTCCCACTTCAGCCCCAGGATCTCGCCCGTTCGCATCCCAGTCTCAAAGGCGACCGTGAAGAAGAACAGATTATCCCCATCGAGCTTTGCCAGGAGAGATTCTTTTTCCTTCGGGGTGAATCGCATGATCGGCGGCTTCTGGTGCTTTTTTAGCCGGATTGCGTCGACCGGGTTCGATGCGATCAGCTCCTCCTCGATCGCCAGGTCAAACACTCCCCGCAGCGGGATTAGGGAATTACGCTTAGTTTTCTGGCTGACGTCACGCCCAGCCAGAATCTCTCGGATGTGAGACGGCCGGATCGTATAGATCGGCTTGGTTGCCAGCGCCGGCATCCAGTATTGATTGAGGATCTGTTTGTAGGTCTGCCCGGTGGAGGGCTTGAGATCGGACTGGTCTAGGTAGGCTTGAGCGATGTTGCCGAAGGGTACTGCGGAGTCATAACGCTGTTCGCCGTGGGATAGCCGGCTGATCCAAGCGTCATAGGCGGCTATTGCTTTGCGAAGTCCAGCGTCACTATTTGCGAACTTGAATCTTTCGTAGAACCTTTGGCCGTGGATTGTGACCTGGGCTTCCCAAGCTCCTTTTCTGTACCTAAGTCCCTTAGCCACTTGTCGATTTCCTCTGGGTCAACGGAAGTAACTCTGCCAAGCACGAAGTAGTGCTTGCCCTGCTGTAAGCGCCCCTTCCATCCCCGGAAGGTTGATTTTGGGAATCCAGTATCTTCACACCACTTATCTAGTGCAATCAAGTTAGCCACTTAGAGCAGCCCCTCTTCCAGTATCTTGTTGTATTCATCGGCGAGCTCTCCGATCCAGTCTTTGAGAACATCAGCTTTAAATAAATTGGGCTCATCCAAAAACCTTTGAGACAAGGCGATGGTGCCTTCTCCATTCTGGTCGCAGTACCGTAGTATTTCGACGCAGTTGTAATCTTCGTCAGTTTCTTTGCGATACCTGACTCCGTTCACTACTATGCGCTCGTCCATTCCATCGAGTTGACCTGGCGTTTCTGTCATTTGACCTTCCTCTCTCTGCCGATCGCCGGATCCCAGTTGCGGCAAAAGCTGCAATACCAGCCGACCCTGACGCCTTCCGGCTTATCGCTGCGGGCATACGAAATCACTTCGACTGCGACCTTCCCGCACGAAGGACAGTCTTTGGTTTGCATATTGTCACTCATTGATTTTTTCAAAGGTTGTGGGCAAGCCAAAGCCCTCAGTCTCGAGGGCAATGGCTGCTTGGATTAAATCGACGGGATCCACCTTGATAAATTCCGGCGGAGACTCATCCTCCGCGGCATGAACCATGTGGTGCTCGATCAGAATGTTTGCCCAGCGGATAACATCCGCCCGGGTTTTAATCACTGGACGCCTCTACGGTGACGGCCCTGGAAAGATGCCAGTGCGCCTTTTCAATATCCTGCCAGCCGTTTTTCTTGTGGGCCCGGAGCAGATACTGAACGGCGGTCAGGATGTGAAAGCCCTCTGTTCCGTTGTAATGCGGGCCCATCTCTTCGAGGATATGAACCACCTCAGTACCAGCGATGTGGTAGTGAGGCGGGTTATTCACCATGTCCGGGTCGCCATCGAGCTCCTGGTGCGCTTTCTCGATCGCTCTGTCTAGCTTGCGGCGGTTGTCATCCATGCGCTTAGCAATGCTGATGTCGGCTATGTGCTCCATGATTGCCTCCTAGAACGGGATATCTTCGTCTGCGAACGCTGAGCCCTGGCTGGGTTCTGAGTCGCTAGAGCTGGAGCCCTTGGAATCAAGGAACTGAAAGTTTTTAACCTTGATGTCTGTGAAGTAACCGCCCTGGTCGGACTTACGCTTGTCGATCGATCCTTCAACGTAGAGTTTCGATCCCTTTTTGCAGTATTGGGTTACGATGTCGGCTTGTTGATTCCAAAACACCAAGTCGTGCCAGGTTGTTTTCTCTTGGCGCTCACCGTTCTTGTCCTTCCAGCGCTCTGTAGTCGCTAGGCTGACGTTGGCCACCCGGGCCCCACTTGGTAGCTCTTTTACTTCCGGGTCGCTACCCAGGTTGCCGATCAGAATTGCAGTATTAACAGTCATTTCATTCTCCTTACTTGAACACTGTCCTCGCCATGAACCCGGTACTTTTCCAGATCGATGTGCGGGGCTTCGGTTTTAAATGCTTTTTCCCAACAAATAGAGCTGCGGCCTTTGATGGGGATGATTTGCCACTCTCGACCCTGCACCTTCTGCCTTGCGTGTGCGTTGACTTCGTGCCAGTGCAGCATTTCCTGCTTGATCGCTTCGTCCTGCTTTTTCAGATCGAGCATCTGATCTGCGATCAGGCTCCGGCGATTCTCTAGGGACTGGAAGTCCTCGAGCTCACTGGCATCAATCGGGGGTAGGTAATTCTCGACGTCTCTGGCGAACTGCATCCAGGCGTCGATCAGCTTCGCTCTGCGCTCTGGCTTCGATGTGTACCAAGCCATGTGCATGTTTTCGGCAGTGCCGTCAGAACAGCACATGATGGCCCTCTCCGCACCGGAGACTAAGAGCTGGTGCTCCAGTTGCCAGTAGTGCGTATCTGGAACCATTCCGGCATCGAGTGCCGCAATCAACTTTTTGTTCGCGAGCTTGTGCTCCCAGATCAGCTTGCCGTCCCAGGTAATCCCGTCGAAAGACGCAGACAGCTTGACTGCCAGCGTGTCGCGTACTTCCTCCGGTTGATCTTCTGGGAACTCGGCGGGTTCTACTACTCCGCAGCGGGGCAGTAGGAAGCTCTCACCCTTATTCCAAGGGATGTAAAACGAACTATTCTCCGGCTCCATTTGCGCCAGATACTGCTCAACGATCGGCCGGGCATCCGCTTCCGCCTTGTGTCCTTTATCGAAAAGCGCCAAGGTGAATTCATCGAATTGCTCTTTCTCCCCGGTTGCCTTTTCCCGCAATAACTTCTCGCGGTCAGCGCTGGAGCCCATCAGCTTATTGGCGTCAGAGGCCCCCCAGTGCTCGTCACGCCAATTTTCCCACTCGGGGATGCCCTGGTCTAAGTCAACGTAGATCATGCGGCCTCCCCAGTCTCAGGAACTGCGTCCTCGAGGATCTTCATTTGCTCCGGGGTGGCGACCAATCCCTTCGACTTGAGGAGCTGGATCGCTCCGGCAATCGGATCCCCGGCAGCGATCTTCTTCGCCAGGGCATCAATGGTTTTTTGCTCCGGGGCTTTTGGCGGCTCGGGCTCGGCCTTGATCTCCAGCTTTGCTGCCTTGGCCGGAGTCTTGGACTTGCCTTTTGACTTCGGCCCGTCAGCGTCCTCATCGTCGCTGATAAACGCCTGCATGGCGGTCTGGCCGTCATCATCCAGATCGTGCTCGATTCCCAGCATGGCCAGCAATCCATAGCGCTTTGCGTATGTAGTCAAACCGCCAATGGTTTGAGGCGTAGGCTTGTCACCAAATTGCATAGGTGCGCTGTCGGTGAACATGGTCTGACCAGATTCATGGATCAGCGTAGTCCTGACGCGCATATGGTTAGCGGTGCATTTGACCGTTTGGGTAAAGGTTAAACCGTGCTCTACCAGGATCGGGTTGACTAAGGCAACGATCGCCTCGAGCTTTGCGTACTTGCCTCGAGCCGCCTGGCTGTCTCTGTGTGGGTTTCGCAGTTTACTGCGGGCCTGCACAAATGCTTTGCAGATGAGATCGTTCTGTTCACTGAACATAATCAGCCTCCTCTCGAGCGCTCAGTGCATCGAGCTGTTGGCTGTAGACGTAGGCAAATTCATAACCCAGGTGGTAATACTCCGGGATGCCTTTGGGTGTGCGGAAGTCGTAGCGGTGGGGCTTGCAATTCATCTCATCGAAAAAGCCAGTAAACCAGGCAACGGTTGCCTTCCTTGGATCTGGCGCGCCCATGCAAGCTAAGACGCAGTTATGGTGGACTTCGGGGGTGACGATCTCAGCGCCCCGGACTTGTGATACCTCAATAGTTTCGCGGGCAACGGAAGCGGCCCTGGTTATTGCTGTTGCGGACATGATTTCTCCTTAACGCCGGCCTTTGGTGGCGGGCTATGAGTGAAATCTAGTCCAAAAAAGATAAGCAATCAAGGAATTTATTGGATGATATTTTTTTTCTATCAAAAAGTTTAATTTTCATTTGGCAAAAAACCTCAATATCAATTAAGGTAATTCGTCGATTGTGACCTATCTATTGGGGGCTAAGTAATGGGGCAGGCTTCCGTTATCCTGGAGGCTGCTGCGATGTGCGAAAAAGAAGTTAACAGCAAGAG